AATCTTCTAAATCTTTTCCATCATCAAATGCTAGTATTTTATCGTCATCAATTAATTTCTTGAAAACATCACTAACACCTGTAATTGCTTTTCTACCTCTTTTCTTAGGTGTTTCTTTTACTTCTTCTTCTTCTTCTGCATTGTCACCAAGAATTTCATCAATTGCTTCTTTAGTAACTGGTTCAGATTTTTTAGTATCAGTAGTTTCTAATTCTGCTTCAGTTTTTTCAACTTCTTCTTCATTAGTTTCTTCTGGTGGATTATCCACAAAAGACATATCTACATTCTTTTTTCTACTAAATACATTAGGTTTTTTATCTTCCTCTGGGAGTGTTATAGAGTCTCCTCCTGGTGCTCCATTAAAGATTTCATCTAGGTTAACCTCAACCTTTTCTTTTGTTGTTTCTACTGTTTTTGTTTCTTCAGCCATAACTATTTGGTTTTATGTTATTACTAACTGTTAATATTACATATATAATATACTAAGATTTTTTTAAATAAACCTTAAAAATTTTAAAAAGCGGTAAAGTTTTTTGCAGTATATAGCTATCTATGTTATTTCTTTTTCTTATTGTCATCTTTAGGCCTTGCAGGAGCATCATATTTGTTTTTATTTTCTCTTGCTATTTCTAAATTTGTATTAGCTATTTGACGTTGTGTGTTTAATCTTTCTTGTTCTATTTGCATTTTAGACTGATCAACAGAAGTTTTTCTAGCAGCTTCTTCCCTTTTAAAGTCCATCTGTTCTCTGTATTGATCTCTGTTTTCCATATCATTCATAGCATCACGGAAATCACTTACTTGATTTTGATTGACATCTACTTGAGCACCATAACCTGCAGATCTAATTTCTGCAACCATAAGATCTTTTTTACGGTTTTCAGCTGCTTCATTTTTCTGGAACTCACGTTCTGCAGCTTTTTCTTTAGCTTGAGCTTCAAGCTGTTGTTGTTGCATTTGCTGCTGCTGTTGTTGTTGTTCTTGTCTTTCAGCCTTTTGTTTAACTTCTGCTCCTTTAAGAACATTAGATACTTCAGCAATTGAATCAGCTTTTATTATATTACCAAGATCATATATACTTGCTCCTGTAGTATTATTAGTGATTGCCATTTGTTTTAGTTGATCTAAAGTAGCTCTATGATTTGTCTTAGTTGTACAAAATATATTAAAATCTCTCATTAATAATTCTGTTCCATTAATAGTAAAGTTAACTTTCTCTGCTTCACTAGATATATAATTTAATCTAACACTTGGCATTCTACTATGATAGTACTGTGAAAGATCAGTTCTCATTTGTTGAACTCTAGGCATAAGATAATCTGAATGTTGTATAAAATACATTTCAGTTTGTGAATAAGATGCTTGTACAGCTTGAACAACACCTGTTGCTGTTTGTCTACCAACCTCTTGGCCCATTCTCTGTGGATTAACACCAATAGCTTCAAATGCTTGTTGTTTAAAGTGATTAGCTAATTGTATTCTTGACATTAATCTACCTGTCTGTTCTAAGTTTAATGTTTGGTAATGATTAAAGTTTGTAGCATTTTCTGTATTAGTAATAGAAGTATCTAAAGGTAACATACCAAAGTCCTTCATTGCTACATAAGCTTTAGCCATATTATTTTTACCCCAATCTTCACCCATAGAATGACGTGGTAATGCATTTTGATCAAACATAATAACAGTACCTAACTCATCTACAAGTATATCTGCTATTTGATTATTAACCATATTATATCCTACTTGGTATGGTTTCATTAAATCAACAAGAGATGTTGACTTTGTATTTCTATCTGAAAATACTCTTCCTTCAATAGGTAATTTACAACCATATAAATTATTATCTCCTTTAAATTGGAATTGTACTCTTCCTGGTTTTTCTTTATTTATACCAATATATATTGGATCAAAATCATTACTTGTTTCAGCTCTCCAAGATCCTGGTAAGTTTCTTCCTATTTTAACACCACCCCAAACTTCATTAATCCAAATCCAATCTACATGCTCTCCTTCTGCTAAATTGTCTTTTGTTTTTTGTTTAAATAAAACTGTATTATAAATAGGCTTATGAGTTACTTTAAAGTTTTCATCTACCACTAGTTGTTCTACTTCTCCATTAGGCATAACTCTTGTCATGTGTCCCACTTTTCTTTGAGTTTTCCAATATATTGTTGAACACCTTAACATTTCTTGATCACCTAAAGCACCAACATCTTCACCTTCACTAAGTATTTGATTTACTATATCTCCTCCACCTCCTGGGTTAGTAGCCCAGTTACTCATAAATTGTCTATAACCTAATGAAGGAGATTGAGTGTTCCATTTATGACTTTTTGTTGGATCATAATATGAACCATCATTTTGTACACCTGTTTGAGTATATATAGCAGATTTAGCTGGATAGATACTTTCTAATGACTCCATTTGTTTTCTATTCATCAAGTATCCATATGAATCAATAACGTCTGCAATAGTAAGTAATTCACATTTACCGGCATAATTAGAATCTGATATATATCTTGTATCTGGAGATTTTTGGTAGAATGTTAACACTGGATTCCACAGTTCTACGTCATAATCATCTTCCATCATTCTAAAATGCCAAAACTCTCTATCACAAATTAACATATCTCTAAAGCCTCTTTCTTCAAGCTCTTGCATTTTAAACCTTTCTTCATCAACATTCAATTGATGAGTAGCCCATTCTTCCACTAAACTTCTATAATCTTTTTGAAAAAACTTTTCTATTTCAGGTAATGATTTTAATTTTTGTGGGTTAAGTTGTTCCTTTGCTTCTTCAGCATTTGGATCCATTCCCATCTTAATCATTTCTTGAGTTACTTTATTTTTAGCATCTTCTAATAGATTCTCTTCAATAAGTTTTCTTTTTTCTTCTATCATTTCATTATATGATAGATCATCCACTGCTCTAAATTGAACCTTTGAAAATCTTTTAGAAAACTCTCCAGTCATGACATTTACAACATTTGGTATAATTGGATAAAATCTTAATTCTAAAGCTGATTCATCAGTTTTAGTTAATACATCCATTAACTCTTTATAGTCATTATCAGGTTCAGTTATATAATCTGTTTTATCAATTATACCTTTTGCAAGTTTATAGTTTTTAAGTAATCTTCTTGAGTTACCCTTTAAAAAATTCATACCCTGAACCTCAAGCCAATCTAAATTCCAAGCTGCCCAATCTTCATTTTTTTGTTTTGCAGATAAAAATTGTACTGGTTGTGTTAAGCTTGAGCTTGCTGATCTACTACCAGTCTTTGCTTTAGCTCCATTTTTTAACTGTAATGCATTAAATACTTTCATAAGATTCTAATTTATTATATAAACTATTTCTAAATTACCAGATGTTGTTGTTTGAGTCCAATACATTATTTTATATTTTTAAATGGTGATTTTTTAAATCTACTATTACCTGATGCTCGTCTACTCCTACCAATATTCTTAAAAGGGTTCATAGATAATTTATACAAATTTTTAGAATTATCCAAGTTATTTGATGACTTATCACTCTCTTTACGTTTTAAATACCCTCTATTTGACTGTTGAACCTTTGCAAAGGCAACTAATGCTGAAAATGCAACAAGCCTATCTACGTTAAGACCAGGGTAATATTGACCCATTTCTGTTAATAACATTTTGTCAGGTATTCTTTCCACACCTAATGTTTGACTAATTACTTCACCATTGTCATCTACCTCTTCGTCTATAGCCTCACGGATGTATTCTATTGCATAAGATATTAAATGATTTTTAAATAATGTTCCAGTATTTTTCCAACCATATTCAGCAAATACACTTGCATTTGAACCAAGATCTTTTAAAAATAATACTTGTGATTTTGGTACAAGATACTTCTGTTTACGTTTAGCAATCATGTGTTGAATAAATAATGATATGTTGTTCTCAACAATTGTCCATGCTTTATACCATTCTATAATTAGTTCTAAACGTTCATGTGTTTTATTTATATCATCAAATCTACCACACCATGATGCTACAATTTTATCTTTTTCTATAAATGTTTCTGGTCCGTCAGGAGTATCTCTTGTAATTTCAATAGGATTTTTATAAACAAATATACTACACAATGAATCTGATGTTGTAGTTTTTCCTTCTGATACAGGGTCAATAGATGCATAGTATGTACCAAATCCAGGATTTTTAATTGGTCTTTCCCATACAATTAAAGATCCAGTTTTATCTTCTAATTTCTTTTTAACAGGAAATGTAGTTATAGGAAGTTTGTTTGTCCTTTTTGCAATAATACCTTTTGAATCTCTTTCTAATTCAATAAGCTCATAAGCATATGTTTTGTCTTCTATGCGTTTTTGTTGTTCAGCAATTATACCTTGTGGAAATACAGCAGCCTTCCTATATGCAAAAGCTTCTGCTATATTGATTGGTTTTTGAGATATTCTTAATTGAAATTGTTCAGGAGCTAAATCTTTTTGCCATTGACCTCTTTCTTCTTTTATTGCTTTTAATGATTCTTGAACTAATGAATTACCATACTTATCAATATAAGGTGGCATAGACCATTGTTCAGGAATAAACAATCCTGCAATTCCAATACCTTCTTTATCATCCATTAGATTTGTTTCTACTGCATATATGTCATTTGCTTGTGGATTAAGTATAAATTCTTTTAATGGATTACATTGTGCTAAGTCACCAACTGAACCAGCTGCAATAAACATACCAGTTGTCATCATACCAGATGTCATTGCAGGTCTAATATATTCATATGTCTGATCCATTTTTGGTGCAATACCAGCCTCTTCATGAAAAAAAAATGTACAAGGTCCACCAACTCCTGTTGTTGCATTTTTTTCAAATGATGCTCCTTGTATTTTAGACATAAGACCTTTATTAGTTTTTCTATTATTTATTCTAACTTCAATCTTTTGCTCCCAAAGTAAAACTTTTTCTGGAGTACATGGTCTATACCATGCAGTGTGCTCATTAAGAAATGTTTTATATTCATCTAAAAACTTCCATGATCCTTTATCATTAATATAATCTTTAAGTGATGCTCCTATTTTACATATAGATCCTTCTTCAAACCAAAATTGATTAAGAAGTTTAGCCATATGAAAGTATGAAGAAGCTATCTGACGTTTTTTAAGTATAGCTACGTGTTTGTTATGTAATTCAGCAAGCATTTCATAAAGAGCCATATGATATTGGGCATCTCTTACTTTAGCAAATCCATATTTTTTTTCTTCCTTGTCAAATATAGGCAAGAAGTTTAACCACATGTAATAATCTCTAGTAAGATAAAATACATTTTTTTTACCGTAGTATAAAGCTCCTTCTCTACATTTTGTTTTTTGATCTTCCCAATATTTATTAAAGTCTTTTGATCTAAAAGGTTTATCACAATAAAAACCTTGTGTATTAAATAATACAGCTTGTTCATTGAATGACAAGGCAACATCATCAAAATTATATTGACCTGGTTCTTTAAATAAATTTATAAGATACTTTGTCCAATCTTCTTTTGTTTCAAAGTCAGTGGTTGTCCAAACTTTATCTTTATATGTGGGAATAGATTTATACATTATTCATTATCAACAATAGCCCATACATCTTGTTGTCTAAGTAAAATATGATCTTCACCCATGTGAGATATTTTTACTGGTTGTACAAATTGATTAAATAATACAACTTCTCCTTCAAATATTCCTTGCACCTCATCACCTATACCTACCACAGTTCCTCTGTCTTCTTTAGTTTGATTAACTTCAGCAATATATATTCCTGAATCTCCATAAGTTTCTGCAGCTTTGTGTTGTTGAATTAGTAGTCTATCTCCTACTGGTCTAATTTTATCCATGTTGTTTTTTTTAATTATTATATTTGGTCATATGCTAAACCTTGCCCACCGCGGACTTGGCTTTTTTGTTCATCCTTCATATCATTATATGCGCCTTTAAATGATTGTCTAATTTGGTCAAATTTAGCTGCAGTATTTACTAATGATGTTAAATTACCATCTCTTCCATGTTCAATAGATGTTGTTTCCATATACCTTGCTAATCTATCAAGCATTGTTTTAATTCCTTTATAAGCTCTAAAAGTTGGAGTTTGATACATTTCTTTACACACATCAACTGCTTGTCTTATTTCAACATCTTCTGGTGATTCTTCTAATTCTACTTCCTCAATTATAAGGTCTTCTTTTTCATGTTCAGGAACATTAAAAAAAGGATTCATATCAGGATCAGGACATGTCATGTAAAATATATATAAATATACAGCCAGATATGTATCTGGATATTTTTCCATTATTGACTTTAAAGATTTTAAAGAGTAACAGTGTTCTGATGGTATTACTTTACCATTTTGTACATCAAATAATTTAACTAACATTGGGGGTTGTCTTTTAACCACATTACTAGACTATTAATCTCATCTTTTAAATATGGTAGGTTATACATTTTAATTTCTTTTATTATTGGTTCATCTTGATCATTGTATCTAGTTATAGGATAACCAAATTTATTTTCTCCTTCTTTCTCAAATGAAACGTGTTGTATTTGTAATTTTCCTATTTTAAGTTTGGGATTATGCTTTTTAATAATATACGCATATAAACTCATTTGTAAGTTATAATGATTTAAATTACATTCATCAAGGTGACTTACCGGATTAAACATTTTACTTGTTATACCTTCCCAGTTTGTATATCCTTTTTCTTTTATTTCTTTATTGGTTTTGTAATCTAATATATTTATAACACCATCAACAATACTTACAAGATCAGCCTGTCCACACAAACCTAATGATTTTAAATAAACAAAAAGTTCAGGATATGCTCCATTTTTTAATTTTTGTTCTGGTGCAATCTTGATTCCAGCATTATCAACAATAGGTCTTATAATAGGCACCTCCACCCCATCTCTTTCAATTGTTCTAAATTCTAATATATTTTCTTCTCTTTGATTATGATACCAATTACCTAATCCAATTGCTCTTTCTGTTTCACCATCCCAAGCTGCTATAATTTCTTTAGGTGTCATTCCATACCATTTAGATCTTTTGTTTTTAGAGGATTTTTTTGCTATACCATCTCTATCAAATTTAGGTTTAAACATCCCAATAAAACTAGTTACACTAGTCCATTTTATTTTATCTTTTTCAAGATTTTCATTAAGACTTTCATATATATGTCCGTCTTCTTTAAATATTACTGCCATCTCTATTTTCTTTAGATTGTTCATACTTAAGCTTTTGTTCTTCCCTAAGTTTTTTTAATTTTTCTTCATGAGCCTTTTTAGCTTCATGACCAAAGTAAACCTGCTTCTTTAGTTCATCTTCCATTTGTGGTGTCATAATTGCTTGCCATCTTCCTTTTGGACAATCTGAAGACATAGCACGTATTTTTAATGATATACTACAACCACAATCAGAGCAACAAGGTTGAGTTCCATTTACTGCACATGACTTACCTTCTTTATCTAACAAAGGACAATTTTTACACTCTTGCCATCTCATCTTAGCAATCATTTCTACATCATCATTTTTAAAGATTCTGTTTTTAATTCCTTCTGCAATTTGATCAAGATTACCTAATGCTGCTAATAATTTATTTATTCTCATTTTTAAATTCTTTTTTTTCTTTTATATTTTGATTTACCTTATTCATCATATCTTCCATTTCTTTAAGTTTATTTATAACTGGTAAATGTTTTGCATAACCTTTATAAGTCCTTTTTTCTATATTACCTAAAATATCTTTATTTCTTTTTATTGCATTTTTTAATTTACCTTTTCTAATCTTAAATGTTCCTAAGCCAGGTAAATTTATTTTTGGATTAGATAGTGTTGATAAATTATATCTAACTTTTGAGTAAAAAAAACTTATAAAATCTGATACTAAATCTTTATGAACTTCTGCTTCTTTAGCAATATCTTCATAAAAGTCTTTATAATTTTTAGGATTCAAAACCTAGTATTTTATAATCTAACAAAATAATTCCTTCTATCTCTAAATCCATGTTAGGATTAATTAATATCTTTTTTTTATTATTATCATCCTTAATTATTAAACCTTTTTTTTCTGATTTAGATAAAGCATTTCTTGCTGACTGTGCACTCTTAAAAATACCAGCATCAGAAATAGTTTTACAAAAATCATTTAGTAACGGTTTTCCTGCAAGAGAAAGCACATGTAAACAATTTAAATCAGACATACTAATTTGTATATCATTTAAAAAGCAATGAGTAAGGATTTGGTATTTAATTACCTCATCCTTATTCATTTTTACTTTTTTTTCTATTTTATTTACTAAAGCCATGTTGAAGGAATGTCTTTACTTTGAATTAAAGTATATGTAAAACTATTACTCCATGTATCTCTTGACTTTCTCATAATCTTCATAAACTTAGTCCAATCATCATTAGATGCAATTACTTGACAACCAGCTGACCATTTATCAATTTGTGAAGATTTTTTACCAGCATGTTTAGTAGCTCTATGAATATTTATACCAAATAAACCAATATCTAAATTTTCTTGATTTAAGTTATAAAGATCATCTCTGTTATTATCTCTATACACAGTAACAGGTTTACATTGTCCTAAAGCTTCATATCTACCTTGGTGTTTTCTAATCTTATGTGAACCTCTATATTGCCCTTCTTTGAGAATTGCAACACCCTTTTCAGGTGCTATGCAATTTTCAACCCAGTGCGTTCCAGGATCAGTAGTGCAATCAAATTCATGATACATCCATTCTCCTCCTACTTTGTATGACACAGTAATTGTATCATCAAATTTATTTGTTACTTTATTTGCTGTTTCAGAATTTCTTATTCCTACAATATTTACATTGTAATCACCAGATTCAAAGAATTTGTAACCTTTCCCTTCTAGTGTACGCCTTATATGATCTACACTATATTTCATTAGTCTTGTTTTTTAAGGGTTCTTTTAATTTGTGCAGCAGCTTCTTGACCACTCATAGTTTTAGGATCAATACGCATTTCTCCTGGCATATTTGGAACAGGAGTATCATCTTCTGCACTTGGTTCAGGAGCCATTGTTTGAGCAATAAACATTTGTGCTTGTAATCTTTCAGCACGCGTTTTTTCAATATCTCTAAGCAATTCTTCATATTCCAGTTGAATTTTTAATGAAGGAATATTTTCTTCATAATAGTTAGAGATTTCTTTTCTTTTAGTGTCTAATTCTTTTTTAGACATTTCTTTAGGATCTACAGTAGTAGGTCCATTAGATGCATTAGTTTTAGCTTTTGCCATTTTAATATATTTTATAAATTAATAATGTGGCAAATATATATAAAAAGTTTAAATAAAAAAAGTTTAAACAGTTTTTTTTAATGATAACCGTTTAATAGGTCTAATAAGTCATCAATAGCACCATGTCTATGTGAATCTTCTAATATTGTTTTAAATACATGTTTGGATTGTGATAGTTTTGCCATATCATGATATGCTGACCAATTTTTATCTTTAAGATCAATTTGATATGAGTCTCCACAAAATATCATTTTAGATTCTTTACCTAACCTACCTATACACATTGCTAGTTGAGATCTACTTAAGTTTTGAAACTCATCTACAATAACTACTGCATTATCAAATGTACGTCCTCTAAAGTGCGCTAATGATACTAACTCTATACGCTCATCCTTTTCCATTTTTTCTAAAAGGTCTGGTTTATTATATACCTTACGCATATTAGATCTAATAGGTACTAACCATGGTTCCATTTTTTCACGTTCAGAA